GCTAGATGTTGTACTGAAAGGCATGGTTTTATCTATACTAAAGCATCAAAGATGTGGTATTAAAGGGTTCCGTATTCGTACGGCTAGGTATTATGTTTAATAATGATGGTTGGATCGGTTCTGGTCGGGTCCTAACAGGATAGTAACGCTCCCAGAGCGGGTCAGTTGCCGCAGCAACAGATTACGCATCTTTAACTCCAAACACCAGGTTTTTATCACCTAGTCGGAACTCGTCGTCCCTAATATTTACAAAATCATCTCTTATAGCTTAAATTAACAAATAAAGAAAAACTCCTCTTAACGTTCGGAGGTCATCTTTCGAAGCACAACTTGTTGGTTTTCACTGAACACAGGAATAACTATTTTCTGCTCTTCGCATCCGCCTTCTGACCCAATTTGGTTTTGAGTATGGCAGGCATTTCAGCCGGTTTTCTGGCTCCAGAGACTTGAAATGGTGAGTCGTCTACTGGAACGGGAACCGCTCCTTCTTGTCCTTGGATAATAAAAGGTTGATTATATTGGTAGTCATCGTTAACTAACTGGGCAACCACGGACACATCGACAGGGATTCCTCCCCCGCCTTGTATGCCCAAAGGCCCAGACACCGAATTCACAACTGGTAAATCCGAATCCGCTACTATGGGCACTGCTAGCCCTCCACTCACTCCTACAATAGGCAGTGGTCCTCCTGCTGGTCCCTGCACGTAAAGCGGATGATCCAAATCATTCGCGATACAAAGTGGAACTTCATCCACCGGAAACCCTAACGACTGAGTGATGTTGCATGGCACTGGTCTTGAATCGACATCATCGCCCTTCACCTCGATGAGGTTAATGGGCAACGTGCCTGAGACGCCTGTTACTGTTACATCTAAATCATAATCGTCGGGTAGTGACACGGGAAGGACTACTCCTGCCCCAGCTGCAGCAATGTTCACGTCGACTTGGTTGTCCACATTGACATCCAAGTCCACTGAAGACTTGATGTCCACTGGAAAAGACGGGCCATCTAGATCTTTTGAATCAATTTGGGCCACGTTGACCGGGACGAACCCTTTAATGTCCGTAGGCACTCCATCTGAGCTAACTGCGGATATGTTAATTGGAACAGGGTTCTTTGAG